ACGTCGGAGGAACCTATAAGCTCCAGACCAAAGAGAAAGGTAAGTTTGGAAGATTCTTGGGAGTAATATTTATATCAGCCAGAACTTCAATCAACGCTGCCCTAGTTACAGAACACCTTGCTGTTGCGTACCACGGACAAAGCAAACAAGACGTAAAAGATGCTCACGCAGCGAATTACGAATTTTTAAAAGAGAAAGGTCGAATATGACAGCTTGGTCTTACAGTAGCATCAGCACTTTTAAACAGTGCCCTAAGAAATATTACCACTTGAAAGTAGCTAAGGATGTCAAAGATACAGGCAGCGAAGCTATGCTCTATGGTAACCAAGTACACAAAGCTGCGGAAAACTTTATAAAGGAAGGGACACCTATCCCTAAAAAGTTTGAGTACTTGAACCCTATAGTAAATTCTTTGAACGCTATAGAAGGAGATAAACATTGCGAGTTAAGGTTTGGCATCTCTTATGACGGAGAAAAACATAAGGAGACTAAATTCTTTGCTAAAGACGTATGGTTTCGTGGCATTGCCGACCTAGTTATAGTCAATGGAGAAAAAGCGTACTTGGTAGATTATAAGACAGGTAAGAACGCAAAGTATGCGGACACTAAGCAACTCGATATGCTAGCTGCTGCTACATTTACTTATTTCCCAAACGTGGAAATTATAAAATCTGCGTTAGCTTACGTAGTTAGTAATGAGTTTATAAAGAAAAACCATACACGAGACGAGCAAGAGCTTTTATACACCACTTTTGACGAGCCGTTAGATGCGCTAGCAGCGGCAGAAGAACACGATGTGTGGAATGCAATAAGCAGCCCGCTATGTGGTTGGTGCCCAGTAACTTCATGCGAACACCACAGGAAACGATGATGAAAGAATTAGATGCAGAAGACTATGAATTTGAAAGTGAAATATCTGTAACCGAATACGGAGAGCTAACTTATAACCACTCTTCTGAAGAGGGTGAGATTGCATTAGCTGCTGAGCTTTTTGCTATCCCCGATATAATTCGGTTAGATATATTACAGGATTGGTTACACTCTTTAACTAACCTATACAACGAAGAAGTTTCCAAATTTTCTGGAGAAGGCGAGAAGAGGCATTAAATTATGGCTGCTAAGAAACGAGATTACAAAGCCGAGTATGCTAAGTACCAAGGCACCGAGGAGCAGAAAAAGAAACGTGCGCAACGCAACAAAGCTAGGCGAAAGGCAACGAGGGAAGGGAAGGTCTCTAAGGGTGACGGAAAAGACGTAGCCCATAGGAAAGCTATGGATAAAGGTGGCAAGAACTCTGATGGTACTAAAGTAGAGACAGCTAGCCGCAACCGATCCTTTAAACGAGATGCTAAAGGTAATTTAGTTTCAGAGACTAGTGACCGCGAGCGCAAGAAAAAGAAGAAGACATCTAAAGCATGAAAATAATAGACAATAAATACGTGCTTTTGCGGACACGTAGGCCGGAATTAGTTACGGAAAAAGTGCCAGAACATCGGGTAATTAAAGAAGATGCTGATGGTTTCTGCGAGTTGTCAGTTAAATGGGAACAAACCGAATCGCAAGCGTTAGCAAGTCTTGGTGTTAGTGTTCCTTCTCCTATACAACGGGACTATAAATGGACAGGCAAATTTACCCCCTTCGACCACCAACGTACAACAGCGGCGTTTCTTAGCATACGGAAAAAGGCTTTTTGTTTTAACGAGCAGGGCACTGGCAAAACTGCTTCTGTTATTTGGGCTGCGGATTACCTAATGAAGTTAGGACTTATACGTAGGGTGTTAGTTATATGCCCCTTATCTATTATGAAGTCCGCGTGGCAAGAAGACTTATTTACTTTTGCTATGCACCGAAGTTGTTCGGTGGCGCATGGTACAGCAGACCAAAGACGTAAAATAATAGACGCAGGTGCAGATTTTGTAATTATTAATTTTGACGGTGTTGCTGTAGTACAAGACGCTATTCGTGATGGTGGGTTTGACATGATAGTGGTTGACGAGGCTAACGCATATAAAAACGTGCAAACAAACCGTTGGAAAGTATTAAAAAAGCTTACAGATAAAATAGAGTGGCTATGGATGCTTACTGGCACACCCGCTGCGCAGTCCCCCATAGATGCTTTTGGTTTGGCTAGACTAGTAAACCCCGAAAAAGTTCCTAGGTATTTTGGGCAGTTTAGAGACAAAGTGATGTACAAGCTTACCCAGTACAAATGGAAACCTACTCCAATGGCGGACAAAATTGTACACCAAGTATTGCAACCTGCTATACGGTTTGAAAAAGATCAGTGCCTCGACCTACCGCCTGTCACTCACGTAGAACGGGAAGCTCCGTTAACCGCGCAACAAGAAAAATACTACCAAGTGCTTAAGAAACAAATGGTAATGGAAGCGGATGGGGAGCAAGTAAGTTCTGTCAATGCCGCAACGAACATTAACAAGTTACTGCAAATATCGGGGGGTGCAGTCTACACGGACGATAGGCAAGTCATTGAGTTTGATGTGAGTAATCGCCTACGGGTAGTGCTGGAAGTTATCGAAGAGTCTAGCCATAAGGTGCTAGTCTTTGTGCCGTTTACCCATACTATTGAATTGCTTAACGAATTTTTAATTAAGAAAAAAATAAAATGCGATGTTATATCGGGAAAGGTTTCGGTTAACAGACGCAGCGAGATAATAAAACAGTTCCAACAAACCCCCGACCCACAAGTGCTAATTATTCAGCCCCAAGCTGCTTCTCATGGTTTGACTTTAACAGCCGCCAATACAATTATTTGGTATGCCCCCGTCACTAGCGTAGAAACCTACCTGCAAGCTAATGCTCGTATAGACCGCCCCGGTCAGCACAACCCGATGACTATTGTGCATGTAGCAGGCAGCGAAGTAGAAGCTCGCCTGTACAAAATGTTGCGCTCCAACATTGATAACCACAACAAAATAGTTGATTTGTATAAACAAGAAATAAACGATTGACAATGTAAACAGAAGCTGTAAACTGATCCTCCCCATAAACAAAAGGAGGATTCGATGGACACCTACAATGCGTCCCAATTAGCGGACATTTACATAAAGATGCGCGATCAAATACGCGAACTAGAAGATAGAGTCAAAGCCATAAAGCACGAACAACTTATGGTGACAGACAAGATGCTAGAGCTTTGCAATGATCAAGATGCAAACAGTTTAGCTACTGCCAATGGAACTATAAGCCGCAGGCTTAACTCCAGTTACTGGACTAGTGATTGGGACAGCTTCTACAGCTTCGTAAAAGATAACAACGCTTACCACCTTTTGGAGAAACGTATTCATAACGGAAATATGAAAGAATTTTTAGCAGATAATCCTGACGCTGTGCCGATGGGCTTGCAGGCTAAAAGGCAGTACGTAATTAGTGTAAGAAAACCTACCAGCAAATGAATAAGCTACGGACACGAGACGGTTACTTTCTAGCACCTGACACGCTTCAACCTAAGAACTCACTTAAAGTAATTGTGGCTAGGGAAGGAACGCTATCTCGGAATTTTTATACTTACCAAGGGGAGTTGAAGTGTTGGTCTTCTGATTCTAATACTCCTGATGCTAGCGTACCGCTTGCTGATAGACAGTCTTCCAGATGTATTGATTGTGTTCAGAATATTAAAGGTGGGACTAATAACAATAGTAAACCGTGTAAGTTTTTTACCACTGTTACTTTAGTGGAAGAAGAATCCAAAATAGTGTGCAGCCTACGTATTAGTGGGGTTAGCTTGTTTGGCAAAGCATTTAACAAGATGACTTTATATCAATACAGAGATTACTTAAAAAGTAACAGAGAAAAGCTAAACACTATTTTAACTGAGGTATATTTTTTCAAAGTTAATGGCTTTCATAGAATATATTTTAAACCCGCTCGACCGTTGACAACGGAAGAGATGGAAACTGTAGAAGGACTCGTCGAAGGCGATGAGAAAAATAGTAATCTTTTTAACAACATTGGAGATAATAATATGAGCAACAACAGTTACATTCTCAAGAACGTAAAAGCAAGATACCCCCGTATTGACCAACCCTACAAGTTCGACAGCAAAGCAGGAGTTAAAGGTAAAAGTGTGCCTTGCGATGCTATAGAAGATGGCGCTTGCTATGAGCTAGGGTTTGTGATGTCTAAGGACCAAGCTAAAGATTTATACAACGCTATGAACGCGGCGTATAAAGGAGCCAAAGACAGCAGCTGGCCTGACAAGTTAGAGCTTCCATTTACACAGCTAGATGGAGAGCTTGTGGGTAAGGCCAAACTAAAAGCTAGCTACAACAAGAAGCCTACCGGTAGACCTGCTTTGTTCGATTCTCAGAATGCAAGCCTGCCTGAAGATTTTATGTTAACCACAGGCAGTACTATTAGCGTAGCTATGGAGCTTATCCCTTACAGCATGGCTACTAGTGGCGTGTCGTTACGGCTGCGCGGAGTGCAAGTAATAGACTATATTCCCTACAAACCTGCTTCACCTTTTGATGTCGAAAGCGGATTTTCTTCTGTAGATGCGCCTGCTGCTGAGTCAGTTGAAGATATGTTTGGTGGTTTGGCTGATGCGGAAGACGAAGTAGAAGAAGCAATAGTAGAGCCAGAGCCAGTAAAACGGCAGAAGAAAAAAGAAACGCCTACTGAAGAAGATACTTCTGATTCTTTAGCTTCTGTAATTGACGCATGGAGTGTAGAAACCTAATGAGCTATGGCTATACTTTAAATTTAGTCTTGCTCAACAAGTCTGCAAGTGCTCGTTCTCTAGGCGTAAAGCTAGGCCGTATCTGCATCAAGCATGGTGTACCTGTGGTGGAAGTAGCTGAACGTCTGGGTGTTAGCCGCCAAAGTGTGTACTGCTGGTTCTCAGGAAAAACGAAACCTAGCGTACACATGGCTGCACGTATAGAAAAATTTATAATAAAACTAGAGCCTTAGACTATGGAAACCTTTGACTTACTTGAGCATGTATTGCCTGAACATGGGTACTTCTGTGTAGTAGGGTTACGGTCAGGGGGCTACCCAGAAACTGAATTTGTACCTACTAGGGAGAAAGCACAGGGGCTAATAGACTCCTACCTTAAGCAGGGACGAGATGTTTATTTTGCTGTAGCAAAGTTTAAAGATCCGAGCGGAGGGCGCAAACAAATAAACGTGCGAACTCTTAAAGCTCTGTGGTTAGACGTTGACTGCGGCGAAAAGAAAGCTGAAGTAAACGCAATTACAGGACGTCCTGACGGCTATATAGACCAAGAAACTGGGGCTAAAAAGCTAAGGGAGTTTTGTGAGACTGTAGGTTTGCCTGCCCCCACGATAGTCAACTCGGGGCGCGGATTGCACGTGTACTGGGTCTTTGACCGCGAAGTAACGCGTGAGGAATGGAAACCAGTAGCTTTAAGGCTACGTCAGCTTTGCGACAAACAAGAGTTTTATGTAGACCCCGTTGTAT